GCAGCAATTGCACCGAAACCTTGCTCTGTGCCCTGTGCGAAGGGGTTCGCGACCATGCCGTAGCGGGTCTTGAAACCAATCTTGGGTTGGAAGGTGTCCTGACCAACGGCGCGAACCATTTGGAGAGGAACGTAGGGGCAGTAGAAGAGACCTGCGTCGTAAGGAGTAGTACCCTTATAACCGATAACGTAGTACTGATCAGCACTTAGGTTAGCAGCATAGGGGTCGATGTAGACTCTATACTTACCGTTGATTGTACCAGCAAAGGTGTTACCAGTGTCATCGACCTGGAGACCAGTGTTGAGTGCGGGGGTGTAGTCTAGAACACCACTCATGGAGAGTGCGGAAGCAACGTCTGCGGAGCAGAGGATGATGTTGCCCTTCCCTCTACGAGTTCTTTGTGCGATTGCGTTAGCGTCGCGCTCTAGTTGGAACAGAAGACCTTTGAACTTCTCTGCCATCCAGCGACCGTTGGAGTCAACGTCAAGGTCAAATACACCCTGAGTTGCAACGTTCTGCTGAGCACCAGCTTCAGCAACCTTGTAGATGGTTCTGATGACTTCGCGGTTGATCTCAGCAAGAATCTCTGTGGAGAGAATGTTTGCGAGTTCCGCTTCAGCATCTAGACCATGGATTGCCTTAAGGTCTTGTGCTAGTTCCAAGGAGTACTCAGCCTTGAGTGCTCTGGATCTTGCAGTAACGGTAACTTTCTCGATCGAGAAAGCCATCTCGTTGAAGTCGTTGGTGGTGGTGTTGTCACCTAGTGCTTCTAGTTCAGAAGTTCTGAAACCTTGACCAACGTTATACGAGTTTGCAGCGCCACCATTTAGTGCTGCAGGGTTTACACCGCTCTGTGCAGTTGTACCGAAACCAACAGTGCTGTCACCATCAGTACCGCCAGTGTAATCACCTTGGGTGAGGTTGTAAGCATTGTTGTTCTGTGCAGAGAACGCCGTATCGGGTTCGTTGAACAGTGCTTCTGCGCCGCTCTGGCTGCTGTAGCGGGAGCGCATTGCGAAGATGAGTCCAGTAGGACCGTTCATGGGTTGAACGCCTGCGAGGTCATATGCGACCAGGTTAGGCATGGAGCGTCTGATCAGGGAGATCAGAACGGGGTCAAAACCAGCAACGGGGGAAGTTGCTGCACTACCCGAGAAACCAGGATTGCCGCTACCTGCGGGATCCGTGTTCATTGTGGGGGTTTCGCTTAGAAGCGCACGCTCCTGGCGAAGGAAAGATTCTTGGTTTTCTAGCAGAACTGCGGTAACCGCTCTACGATGAGGATCTTTGATATGCTCAAGACCTTCAGCGTTAAGGAGAGGTTCCCACTTTTTCTGCAACTGTTCAGACATGAACATTGCTTTGTGTCTCCGTTTTTTACTTGAAAGTGTTAATTATAATCACTTAGAATACTTAGTGAGTGCTCTCAGATAAGCATTCATTGTCGAACCATGATCTACGACTGCCTCCTCGGTAAGAACTTGCTCAGAAGTCTCCGTTGCAGTCTGGTTTGGAAAATATGACTCACGTAGAGTCACCAGTTTCTCACGATACTGTTCCTCACTACCAAACTCAACGCCCTCTGCAAGAGAAGCGAGTTTGTCCTTTTGGGACAGTGCAAGACCCTCAGATACTTCATCGAGGATATTGCCAGAGACAGACTCAGAAAGTTGTTTGTTCAGTGCAACGTTTCTATCAATCTGCTCGTTGAGTTTGGTTTCCATCTCATCAAGCTTGGTTACCATAGCATCTAGCACATTGTATTTATCTTCAGGGATGTACACATAATGTTCTTCAAAAAGACCCTTGAGACCAGACATGAAGTCTTCTGCTACTTGGGCCTTGATTCCAGATTCGATCTGGAGTTCATTTTCGGAGATCCACTCTTCAGAAACGTACTCTAGGTAAGCGTCAACACGCTCAACTAGATCGCTCTTCATAGATTCGATCTCTTCTTGAAGTGCAGCATTGTACTGCGCTTCAAGTGCCTCTTGAATACCAGCAATCTTAGAACGGACTGCTGCTTCAAAGACGACAGTTGCTTTTTCTTTAAACTCTTCGGAGAGTTCTTCGCCTTCAAGAAGTGCATTTACATCTTCTTCAAGGTCAAGTTCTAGAGTTTCATCAACGAGTTCTTCATCAGACTCAACTTCTTCTCTTCCGAGAACTTTTCTTGCAGCACCATACAGAGCAGCACCAGCAGGACCAGTAGTCTTACCGTCACCTGTGGTGTAACGCTGTTGACCAGAAGAAGTTTTATAAGCCTTCTTCATAGGTTGATCAAGAAGTTCCGAAACAACTTCTACCTCTTCCTCTTCGGTCTCTTCTGCATAAGCAGGAGCCTTGGGCATGGGGTCAGCGGGCTTTGCACCCTTGTTTACAACATCTTTAACCTGCTTGATAGTTTTGGTTGGGGTTGCCAACTTGTTGCTATCATCAGTAGGCTTGCTGTTCTGGGGAGTAGGACCACCCAGATCTTCAATACTGCCAGCATCGGGAACATAACCCGAAACTTTTTGCATAGGTTCAGCGGCTGCAGCGCCTCTTGTTACCTGGTTCTCCATTTCGTGTAGATCGTTACTCATCTGATGAACTGCTCCGAAGTAATTATTCCGTTATTGTTCTTAAGTTATTTATAAACCTAGATATCTGACAAGAACTTGCCAAAGAGGCGGAGTTTGTTTGCCTCAAGCATTTTCTGGTCAACTAGGGTATTAATTTGCCTCTTAACTTGCTCACAACGTGCTTCGCGAAGGATTCCTCCTTCCCAAACCCACTCTTTGCCTTCCATGATGCCATCAACAAATGCATCGGGAGCAGAGGGATCTGCTACAATATCAGCAGCAGTTGCCAGCATAAAGTCTTCTCCAACGATGTTTACGCCATTTTTAGAAGAGATGGAACCCATGCCTCTAGAAGAGACGCCGAGTTTTACACCTTCACCAAGAAGAGAAGATGCAATCTTACCCATGGGTGTGGAAAGAATTTGCGCCTTACCAATAAAATTGTTACCTTCTTGATAAAGACCAACAATTTTATGAGATACTCTATCAAGATTGATAGAAGGACCATCGGGGTGACCAAGTTCACCTAGAGCACGACCCTTATTCACAAAAGACTCAGTATAACGAGCAACTTCTTTTGCCATGGTTTGCATGGGATACATGCGACCATTGCGATTAGTAATTTCGCACTGCAAGAAAGGACCCTGAATATACAGAGTTTTTTTACCGTTTTGTTCTTCGGTAATAATTTCTACCGATTCGATTTCTTCTGTGATTAGTTTCATGCTAGTTGTACCTCTGCGAAGTATGCTTCACAACCGTTGCTGGACTCTGGTTTTAAAACTGGAATTACCGATTTATATGCTGTTGCAACACCAGTAAATGCTGCATGACCCGAACTAGTATCTACGTCAACAACAATCTTGGTTTGGTAATTATTAGAAAGTTGACTTCCAATTACAGATACTACTTGTACATGCTGTAGAGTAGTATTGTAAATACCAACCGAAGAACCAAGAATAGTAATTCTATCCTCTACATTAAACTTAGTATCCTGATCATCAACAATCAGAGTGGTTTGTGCTCCAGTTGTGATACCAGTAATCTTCGCTTGTTTTGGGTGAGCGTATCTAAGAAGAACGTCATCCGACTTATTCACGTGGATAGAAGTAACACCTACATTGGAAGTCGTAGTGTTACAAACACCAACTAGTCCACCATCCTTACTTGAGACAGCAGAAGCGTGTAGTAGACCAGTTCTAACAATGTATCGATCCCCAGTAACACGAGTAGCATCACTACTGATAACTGGTCCGACAATACTAAAAACTTTAAGTGGTTGTGATGCGCTCATCCTTCTTCGGTCTCATCGGGAACTTCATTACCAAACATTGCATTAGCAATATGAGGTTTCGTATTATCCAATTTTTCAGATGATTTGCTGTACAAAATTTCTTTAATTTTGTCGGAAACTTCAGAAGATGAAGCATCGCCCAGCATCATATTAACCAAATCAACGGTAGAATCCATTAAAAAAACTCCAATTTTCCTATATTTATTTATATCTTTGCTTTCTTGATATCTACGGAAGTCTTTCTATCATTTTCCGCGTCTGCTCTTCTACCCTGAGATTCTAGATCAGGTTCCTTTTGATCATTACCCAAATTATTCATGCGACCTTGCATAATTTGATTTTGAGTTTCAAGGGGAACACCGATACCTTGCTCATTCTCATCTTCCATTTCCTTCTCCATATCAACGATCTCTTGATCGGTTTGACGGAGAACTTTACGCTTAACGTAATCTCTGGAGTAATAGGTGCCGATATAAGGTTCGATTGCAACCATAAGGTTCAATCTTTCAGTCATCAACTCGGTTTCTTTCAATTCAGCAAAGTGATTATCATATAGATAATCAAACTGAATATGCTCTGCCATCTTCTCCCAGTCTTGAGGAGTACAGATGTTTTTCAGAATGAGTTGAGTTTTCAGCATATCTAGGAAGATCATACTGAATCTCTTGCGGAGACGACCAACGAACTTACTGAACATCAGTTCGTCACGAAGGATTTCGCTGGAACGACCAAGGTTAAATCCATCGTTACCACCGACTCTGGTGTCGGGAATATTCAGAGATCTATAGAGTTTCTTTTGGAAATAATCAACGTCAGTTAGTTCACCAAGGTTCTGACCACCAGGCAGCGTGGAGATTTCTGTGCCACGACCACCTTCACGTCTAGGAAGCCAGAAGTCTTCCAGCATAGACATGAACTTTTTGTCATCCTTAATCTCGCCAGTATCTGCGTTATAGACTAGTTTATTTCTATAACGATTCATGACATCGCGGAGGTATTGCTCCGCTTTGACTTTAGGTAGATTACCAACGTCGATGTAGAAAATTCTGCGCTCGGGAGCACGAGACAATCTGTAGATAACAAGACTGTCTTCAATCATGCGAAGTTGATTGAGAGACTTGATCGCTTTGTGTAGATATGATAGAGTTAGAAACTTATTTCTATCTACAAGACCAGAAGTAACATGGGTAATTGCATCTTTAGCAATGGGGATACCCTTCGACTGTGAA